TAAAAGAACACAACCTGAAAGAGATACCTCTATAATAGTGCTATGATTGGTAAATGTTCCAGTGATATCTCCTCTTAATAAAAGCCATACATCGGCTCCAGCTGAAACTGAAGTAAGCCAAAATGAACCATTAAGTAAATTAGATTCGGCAGAAAAGAAAATAATCCCATTGCTAAAAGGCAAATTTATTATAGAAAGAACCGCAACCCCTGCACCGGCATCCGATACAGAATTCATACCAATTACAGTTCGTTTAGGAATAATTGCTCCACCAGATTCTATTCTTCCTAATCCACCAGAACCAAAGACGAGAGCTTCTCTTGTTCTTTCCTGATAAATTCTCGTCCGATATGTCTCGTCTTGAGCCATAATATATAATCCTCCTTTATAGCCGGGGAAAATTAATCCCCCGGCTTGAGGTTTAATTAAAAATTAAAAAACAATTAACCAGTTTTGCGAACTGTATTAACCGGCCAATCAGCTACTAAACCAAGAACAGCAATAGCGCCAACCCCCAAGGCACTTACATCGCCAACGGTAGAGGTTGAAATATTAACCCGTACCCATCTATGGTCTCCAATATAGCCTGCTGCAACAGCTTTAGATTCCCACCAGCTTTGTAATCCAGCACCAGCACTTCCACTTAATCCACCGATACAGAAAAAAGTACCATTTGCAATGCCAGATCCCGCACTATTAGTACAAAGAGCTGCCATATTTGTAGATGTATAACCGGAAGTATTTAAACCAGCTGCGGTGCCCAAAACAGTCCCATCATCACTCAAACGTAAATCAACAATAATCTGTTCCGCAGAACAATTAGACCAAACAACTGTACCAGCGGCATTGGAGGTTCCATGCTGCATTCTGAAATAGGCACAGGAAACTGTTGATTCCTGATTTGAAGCTTCGCCGGAAATTTCACCAGCATGAACGACAAATGTTAATGTTTCGTATCCTTGTTTGTCTACCGCGGCACCTGCCACCCCGGCCCCAGCAAAAGACTGAGGAGCCAACGCTTCGAAAAACTTAAAATTTGAATATCCGTCTCTTACCCCACCCATGATTATATCCTCCTTATCATAAGGTTATTTTTTATTATGTACTAATTACTCCAAGTTTAATTGCCTGGAAGTTAATGACATCCCCGCCTACCCTTTTCCGAGTATAGAACTCAATCATGGGTTTCTGGGTATAAGGATCACGCTGAATTGTGATTCCTAAACGATCAACAACCATATAAGCCTCTGACCAATCGGCAATCGCAACAGAAAGAGAACCAGCTATAACCGTCGGCATTGTAGTCGCCATACGCACATCTAATCCAAGAATTGTGCTATGCCTTTCTTCTGCTAAACCTGGTTTCCAAATATAATTACCCTGACCATCTTTTAACTGCATTGCAGCGGCTACGGTCAGTCGATTCATCATCCAGACCCATTGCCTGTTGTTCAACCTTTCCCCATTCATCAGTTCCAGCAACAGCATAATTATTATAGGTCAAGAAACCCCTTGGTTTTCCAACCCCGTCACCAGAAACAAATGCGGCCCCTTCACCTCTCAAGAAACGCTTAGAAATATGATCGGCCAACCAATTTTCAACATTAATTGCCGAATCTTCAAGCAATGTCTGACTTACACGAGGTTTGGCATACATCACATGCACCGGAATCCGTTTCATAAAGATTTTTGGGGTATCGGTTTCTGATCCCGCTACAGTTTCCGCTTCCCATCCCCAACCGGCTTCATCATAATCCACTAGCCACTCAATAGCGTCTGTGGTGATTTTTTCAACAGAAGCAAGCTGACGAACCGGATCAGATTCAAACAATCGAGTTATAATTCGATTACTCATAACCGGGGTTACGGTGTATCCGCCATCAGGATCAATTCCAACGGTGAGGGATTTCAACATATCGGGTTCTGCCGCATAACGCCTTTTGTCAGTCCGCAAGAACTTTGGAAATGCTTCGGAATAAGCCTTAAACTCATCCATATTAACTTCCAGTTTTTCAACCTCAGAAGCTTTTAATCCCTTCGTTACTCCTTGAACGGTCAAGGCATTAATCATAAACTCGACGGCTTTCTTTTCCATTTCAACCAAATCTTCAACTTCAGCAGAACCGGCCTTTGGAGTCCGTTTTAAAGCAACCTCGACATCGTCAATTCGTTTGTTGATTTTATCCTCTTCTTCTTTAGCCACAACAAACTTGGAATCAATATCTTCCTGTCTGGTTGTAACATCCTCCCCAAATTTAGTAAGTTTTTCTTCAACCAAAGCATCAAATTTACCATCACTGGCTTCCAGTTCACCCTTAAATGCTTCAACTGATTTACGAAGCTCAATATAATTTGCCTTGCTTGCTTCGTAGCCCTCTCCCAATTTCTTAATTTCCTCTTTTACAGCCTTTACAACTTCAGGCTCGGGAGTTGTATTTTTATCATCAGGCATTGTAAATCCTCCTTATCCAATGTTTTGTAGACTACCTAAAATGTCAGTCATTTCCATATCTTTGTTAATTAATTTTAGATCATCTAATATAACTGATAATCCACTGTTATCCTTCTCTACAACTTTTGAATCCCTCAAAGCCGCTTTACATATTGCAATAAACTGTTGCGCTTCCTTTTTACTAAATCCTGAATCTCTCAAGATGTCTTCGGCTTCGCGTACAGTTTCTGCGTCTTCCATTCCTTCTTTTAATTTTAATTCATCTACTTTATCTATTAATTTTTTTACCCCCGTCACTGTTGCCCCTAATTTAGCAGGAAAAGTAACAATTGATATTTCCCAAAGCTCGGCTTTTTTAATTAACCGAACTTTAATTTTTGTATCGCCAACCTTAACTTCTTGCATTTCATATTCTTGGGTATCATAACCAATACTTAAAGAAAATTTCCACATTCCGGTTTTAATACCAAGTTTCATAATTTCGTGAACTTCTTTACCGAGTTGTGTTTCAAGAGCCAATTGGCCCTTTACCCTAAGACTCTTTGTATCTTCTTGTAAAGAGAGCCAAACCCCAGGAATTTTATCTGTCCGATGTTGATATAACATTGCAATGCCGGTTTTATTTCTTCCTCCAGCAGCAAGTGTTTCTACAAATGCTCCACGAGCAACTAAATCTCTATGTGCATCGGGTTGATTATCAAATAAACTTGCCTTTCCCTCAAAGGTACCATCTTCTTTTATATCTTCTGCTTTTACTTCAAACGGAACATCCAAATATTTCTTTTCAATTTTCTCAGTTGTCATGATCTCTCCTTGGTCATAACCTTATGCAAAAGAAAAAGGGCAATACAGATCGTACAGGCAACCTGTATTGCCCTTCATAATTTCTTTTTGCCATTCCTTAGGTAGCGAGCCCAAAAAATAAAAATTCTTATTATTATATATAATATATTTTTACGAAAAAATCAAGTTTTATTTTTATTCCTTTATCTTTTCAAAAACAATATCATTACCTTGATCTGGCAATGATTTTAAATGTAAATTATTTCCGTAAGCAATTTCCCTCGGAATTTCCTTTAAAAATGCTTTGCAATAATTTGTCTCTGTCAATTCAGTTCCATCGGGCTGAATAATCCCTAAATAATGCTTACATTTTCTTGTCCAGCATTTTGGTTCTCTAAGCATTCTTATTTTCCTTTTAAAAGATGATTAAATATATTTTCAATCTCTTTTGGTAATTTTAATTTTTTTGGGGTACCATATAAAGGCGAAGTATAGGCACTAAACGATTCGGCAAAAGCTTCATGGAGGTTTGTTCCTGAATAACCGCTTACTTTTTTCTTAAAATAATTATCCTTTCCAAGTTTTTCCCACACATCAATAAATTTAGACCTTATGTGTTGCAAAGGCCCCTCATGATCCATCATAACAACCCTTTCAAAATGGTGTCCCAATTCATGCCGAAGTCCTGTCCTAAAATCCTTACCAACAAGAAGGGCTCTGCCAGAAGATAAATGTGGCTTTGCTTTTTTGGCTACATCTGACATTGCGAATCTAATTCTTCTTTGAACCTCATTATAAAGTCCTTCAATATCATTAATATTATTTTGAACAAGCGCTGGAGATAAATTTTTTCCTCTATAAAATTCAAGATCCCACAATTTCTTTTTTTTCAAAAGCCCTATTAAATCAGGAAATTCTTGTTCAAGTCTCGTTAATTCTTCTAATATTGGGTTTAAAGCATCATTTACAAAGGCCTTTTCTGTTTTCCAAGTGGTTCTACCGCTCCCCGGTTTTGAAATTCTTTGAATTCCTAAATTATTAAATCTTTCTTCTGCCTCTTTAATATTTCTTGCCGGAATAAAAGAAGGAATTCTCTCTGGCTCATGCGGCTTCAATTGCTCTGTTCGCTTAACTGTATGATAAATCAAAACACATCTACACAAAATTACATTTCCTGCACTACCTTTTGAATCCCCAGGATAATCCAATGCCTGGCCTGTACCAACAAATTTACCATCCTGAGCAACCTTTTCCCCATCAGCACCATTAGGAAATGATCTAAAATGTTCAAATCGATTACTCTTATCTCTTGTACGAGTTCTATCATCTTTTGCAGATATCCATTCTCGTTCCATCTCAATACGCGTACTTGCCACAGCAGTATCTACGGCCTTAACAGCCGCCCCATGCGTTTCGGTCAACGCAATTGTTCTTGATCTATGAGGATTAATTGCCGCACTTGTTTTTCTTATTCGTTTCGCTATATCAAGATGCGATTCACCTTCTTGCATCCCTTTATGAATAACCCGGGCAATAACCCCTTTTGTTGTTCTTTGAATTTTTCTTATTTTTTTAGCCGCCTCTGTTGTCGACCATTTACCAATGGAATTCCAAAACTCGTCTTTTGGTCCTTTTAATTCAATTGCAAAATCAATTTGTTTATAAGAATCAGGATAAATAGATTTTTTAGATTCCTCAAATATCTGATATGCCCGGCGACTAAAAACTGTCGCTACCCTTTTATAATGTTTTTTAAATATAGCAATTAATCTTCTACGCCCTAAATCAACAGCATGATTTACCCCTTCAATACCAACCCCTTGCTGGACTAATTGAGCTGCATTAAAGAATTGCCTACCAAGCAAGGGGCGAATCTCTTTAAAAAAGGTATTTTCGACTATATTCATCCGGCGTTCGAACTCTGCCTGGTATAGGCGTTTGGCCCTTCTGTTAGTAATATTGATCACTCGTCTTCTTTTCCTTGCCCTGGTCTGCCCTGTCTTCTCATTTTACCTTTACATTTTGGACACTTTATATCCATACAATGTTTATCTGATTCCATTTTATGACCACAAGAAATGCATTCGCATTTATATTTTTCTTTTTCACTATATTTATACCCTAACATTTCATCAATTTCTTCCTCGGAATATCCTTCGTCCTGCAACATTTTAACTGTTTCTTCCTCTTTCTCAATTTCCTTTTCTTCTTCCATTGCTACACCAATCGGAATTTTTGAAGCTTCAATAAATATCATACTGCCAGGTTCTTCAGAGGGCTCATATTTATCTTTGCCAACCAGTTCTCGTTTTTCATCTAATGTTAAAAAATCACTTTCTTGTGCCCGCTTCCAAATAGCATCTCTTTTAATAGCAAGAGCAGGAATATCGTCGAGGATATAATCAATAAACATCTCTGAATCGCTTTCAAACAACCAATTATTTAATTCCCCCCGAAGATAATTCAAATAATAAAAAATAGTGCTTTCCCAAAAGGCCAATCGTGCTTCTTTAAAATTTGCAAATGTAGCCTCGCCAGGAATGCCAAGTATCATAGGCGGAACACGATATACCATTGCAATTTTCCGCATTAATCGTAAATCGCCTTCGCTAAAATCCATATCTGTTGGTGACCACCCAAAAGGCTCCGCTTTAGTTCCTCTTTCACCGGTGATTATCATATTTTTGCCGACTTCAGTTGCCCCAGTTTTTGCTGCAAGTCTTTTTTCAAGTTCATCAAATTGTTGCTCCCCCAAGGCCCCAATCAAAGTAAAAATCATTCCCGGTCGGCCTTGATTCTGAAGCAAAGACATATTCCATTGTGTTGCAGCATTAGAGGTATCAATTTCTCTTGCAGCAGATTCTGTTGGGGCGGCTCCCCACCAATCATCTAAAGGATGAAATGATTTAAGATGAAGTATATCCGCCTGACCAGTCAATGGATCAACTTCCCAATCAACAGATCTTCCATCAACCGAATAAATATATTTTTCCAACTGTCCTGTGGCCGGATTAACCTTTAATTTAAACCTATCTGGTCTCTTTGCATACAATTCTTTTATATCTTCTTTGTTTGGTCCTGAATCTGGCCTTACCCTTTCAAAAAATGTATTACCGGACATAGCTAAATATGCAGTAACCGCAAGCATCACTGCCTGGAAACTTTCCTGGGGATTGGCTCTTTTTAAAATTGAGGCCACGGCGGTATCGGTAACAATTTCTCTTTTATCATCTTCGATTCGCCTATATTGTGCCCAAGGAACCGACGCCACATTTGTTGAAATCTCAACAATTGAAGCGAATGCGGTTGCATTTTTTAGATATGTTTCTTTAGCAAAATTATCATATCCCTTTGGAGTCCATATCACCCCGCCGGAGGCGGGAGTTGTAATAATGCTCGCTGTACGACTTTCTTTCTTCCCCAAAACAAAATCTTTAAATGATTGCCATCTACCCATAATTTATTTCCTTATCCACCAACGATTAACAATCCGTTTTTTCTTTTGTCCCAATTTCGGCTATCCATATGAATCCAAGACATTCCCTTGAAATCCTCAATGCAAGTTATGTACTTAAATTCTTCTTTATAGGGATCATCTTTTATATCATCCCTAATATTCTGTGCTTTATATTTAGAAGGAATTAAATCTATCCCCCGGCCATATTTATGTTGGCTAAAAAATGCACCTATTTTACAATTACCAGGACGATAGCCCCTATATTGATGACGGCCACCCCATTTCCAAGTATTTGCTGTCATCCTGCCATATATTTTACGCAACTGATCGGCGGTCCATAATATTCTTTCATCAAACAATCCCCAAAGGGCAGTTTCATAATTTTTTACATACTTATTATAAATGCCTTTTGGAAGCAATTCATATAATTCAAAATATTCTGTTCTATAATACACTTTATCTCCCCGCCCGTAATTTCCTCCGAAACGCAATGGATCTATCACACATCTATGGGTAAAAATCCCATCAGGAACAAAACAATCATCACAAATCTTCCAGTAATTTCGATCGATATAAGTAATATAAGTATCTTTCCCACAAATATCGCATTTCACCCCTTGTTACCCCAATGTCTTGGCGTAGGCAATTGCCAATAATACCAATACACCAACTAAACTAAAAATAGACGATGTAAGGGTTGCCAGAAGCCATCTTTTCATGTCGTTAATCTCCTTTTGCTGATTGACGGTATCTTTTTGAAGATGAGAAATATCGTGAACTATCCCACTATGAGCCCTGCAATCTTTACAGCTACCATTTTCCATTATATAACCTGTTCCAATTCCACATATATCTTTGGTGCCTTATGCATAAAATCTTTTATCTCAATATCATTCATTAAACAATATTTAGCCACATCTTCGACGGCCTTCATGCAAGTATTCATTGCCGCAAGTGGTATGCCATCTCTAATCTCAATGTATATTGTAAAATCGCAATTATTATCAAATTTTCCATCCACCGCTACATCAATAAATTGAACCCATAAAGGGGCCTCGAAATGCTTACCCTCTACCATTATCCTATATTCTCCAGTTTCATCTCTCACAATTTCCCCGAGCTTTGGACAGCCCATTATTTTCGCTTCTTCGGGAAACATCTCAGCAAAACATTTATAATCTTCTGAAACAATTGATTTGTTTTCTTCTGGCAAAGATTGAATTATTATCTCTTTTGATGGTCGATTCATTCCTATTACGACAAACCCAATACATATAAATAAAATAAAAAACACAGACAATATTGTCAGCTTCCACGAATTGACCATATTTAAAATACGACTAAACATAACAATCACCTTATTTCAAATATTCATGAATCCCTAAATAAAAATCAAGCGTTGTGGCATTTTGGCCTACACAAGCAACTCTCCACCATGCTTTAGTCCCTGAATCAATTCTGCCAGAAAGTATATCAGATATTCCAGAATCATTCTGGTTTGTAGCCGCGACATAAGGAAACATAGTGAATTGTTTTGCTGAAATTTTAGCAGCAATATCCGCCGATTCCCCTGGTACGGCTTGTATTATATAAGGAGAAGTACTATTAGTACTTGTAACCATAAATCTATGACCATCAGCCTTAGTCATCCCTGCTATAATAGGGGTATCATCGCTTCCTAATATTTGCACCCATGCCCCAAAATCATTATTCCCTGCTATCAACTGAAACGGTTGAATAGAACCATTCATCAAATCAGCCCTATGTGTTTCAAGAGCCGGAACTGCTGCCAAACCTACCCATTTTTCCATATTGTGTATATGATGATCTATCTCATATACTTCTTGTTCTATAGTTAAAATTTTACCAATTTTATCAATCATATTTAATTATACCCCAAAAAAATCTCGTTCTTTTTCAAATATATCTAACCATTCTAACTCACTTAATACCCTATTCCAAATTCTCGGCCTCCACATTTGACCACTATACCAATATGAATCTTTTGTATACCGACAACCAATTACTAAATCATTATTACTTGTTTCAGGATCGACTAAACCCTGTGTAGTCATTTCAACGGCTACCCCATTCCGATAATGTAATCCTTCTCCTCCTCCTATTCTACTTACTCCCATTAAGCACCACACCCCCGGCGTCCATCCGACCGAATAACAGGCCGAACGAGGATTGCCACCAACCAATGTTCCGGCATGATGATGCCTCAGTGTCAAATAATCTATAATACCAACTCGTGTTAAATATAATTCCCAACCAGAAGCATTAACGGTATATCTACCTATGACAATTTCTGACCATGTCGTGTCAACCCAATTTATCCAAATCCCGATACTAAAATTATCTGCAATAAAATTTAAATCAACACAATCGACAGCAGCAAGATCAAGGTATACTCCATCGGTAAAGCCCCCACCACTTGTAGAAAATTCAAGACACCCTATTCCAATTCTTGCATCAAATCCCCAATCGAATCCACGCCCATAAGCATTCTGGCCTTCTGTTAATCCCCTCGCCCAAACAAACTCCCCGCCGCCAGGATCGTTTTGATTAACATGTTCATGATGAGATATAGCCTGATCCCTTACAACTGTTCCAGCGCCTTCTGATAATGGCAAATCAAGCAAAATATCTTCGTGTATTGAAATTCCATCATAGCCTATCATATTGCGTAAGTTACTCCGTAATCAAAATCTCTATTTGTACCAACAGTTAATTCTATTGTCACTTTTATTCCATATCTATTATCTGACAATTCAATATTTTTTAATAACGGGTCTTGAATACCGATAAATGTATCCTCGTCTGTCATAATATAATTCCCGCCTGATTTGATTCGATAATATTCACGAATTATCAGTGTTTCGGCAGCGGTTTGATTTGTAAAATCTATATGAATAAATCTTGGAGAAAATACACCCGCAGGCGCATTATTAATATATAAATTTTGCTCGGTTCCGTCAGTTGTTAATGTTGCCCCGGTTTCTGTTAGTGTTAAAATAGCAGAAGCAATATTAATGGCCGTACTATAAATTTTTTTAATAATTGCAATTACCGAGGTGACATTAGATGGAATAGCAGCAATATCATCTGTATCACCAACAGAATTATTAATATTGTCTACTATTTCATAAATCTTTTTATTTGGGTTTATTATATTCCCAGACATTTTATGCTGTTGTCCCTATCCTTATTAATGCAAGGCCAGATTCATATTCGCCCTTTTTAATTCCAATTCTATAAAAGGCTGGCTCGGGCTCTGGTTTGTCGCTAATATCCTCTGAACTTGCGGACTCTCCATCTGCTGTGACTACTGACCAAGCCTCAACATCATGCCAAAAATCTGTTCCTATTTCTTCCTTCATTTGTCGCTGCAAAGTAATACTCATACTTGCTGTTGAAAATATAGCAGATATTGCTGTGCCCAAAACAACAGAACCATCAATACCGCCTTTGGCAGAAATAATATCCGAAACCTGGCTACCTATCCAAATGCCTATATTGATTCGCTCATAGGCACCTATATTCAAAGTGCTGGTAAATTCAGCATCTGAAATAAAGATACCTTGAACCGCCCTTTCTGTCCAGCCAGGCCTATCTTCAACAATCTGTGTAAAAAATGACATTATTAATTTACTCCAGTAACCGCCCAGCCACTTACAGTCATCCCCCAAATATTATCAGTAATACAAGAAAGCTGAATAGTATCCCCTGACAAGAATAACATTTTTATAGATGGCTGCCAAAAATAATGAATCGAATTACTCAAGGCATAGGATATAAATTGAACATCATGATCTGCACTTATTATCGAACTCACTGTCGCCCTGAAATAAATATCGGCAGAACACACTCCTGAAAAATGAAGTCTAATATCTTCTAATTCAAAATCTCCATCAATAGTAAAATCCTCATCCATGGTCCCTGCAACATCGGGATCTTCAGAGGCAAAAAAACTATATCGCTGCCATATCTTATTTCTTAATTTTCTTTGTACAAAGGCCATTATTCTTTCTCCTTATTTATTATTTTCTCTTCGGGTAAAACCGGGGAATGAATTGTATCTATCGACATCACCCTGTCATTTACAATGCCTACAACAATGAAGGACTTTCTATCGATCTGATAATATAATTTTTTCATAACAATGGTTTCACCAACTTCAGAACGGAATGCATTGATTTCCAAAGAAGGGAGTCCATAAATACCATTCAAATCAGAAACTACATCTTCTAAAGATTGTTCATTTTCTTTAACCTTAACCTTGATGCTGATTTCTTTTTCTTCTATAAATCTTGGACTGGCAGTTGGATCAAAAGATGCAGTTTGTTTTTTGGTTGTCCAAGTTATGCATCCCATCATCAATAATGATAAAATAATTACAATTATTTTGCCCATCTTTACTCCTTTACATCAAATTAATCTTTTTATTGTTCTTATCAACAGCATAGGCATGATCCCCTACGTGTTTTACTATAAAATAATAAAGATCAGCCTGCCCAATCCTTAACCTCTCAAGCCACTTCCAACTCTCGGAACTATAAATAATCATTTTCATATTATTGTGAAATCGTTTATCCGCTATTTCTTTTAATACGCCAACTGCGTATTCCCAATCATGAATACGTCAGGCCCGCTTAATACTTAGGCCACCCCAAGTCGTATCAGGGACAAACCAGTCCCCATATTTACCCGGGCCTCACCCCTGAGCACAAGCATCAATTTCTTCTTTAGTCGCTGCCCAAAAAGATTCATCCGCCACTAAGGGAACGGGCGGCCCTTCATATTTAATGCCCAGTTTTCTTAACATATTTATCCTTTAAATTATTTTATACAAACCAACTCAAAATACGTTTAAAGAAAGCCACTATGATCTCCCAAATACTCAAACCCCCGGGAGGCGCAGGCGGTGTTGAATCTATTATCGTTGTGACTTCATTGCTAAAGCCAGACTCATTATTTGACAAATCGGCTGCGGTTAAAACCCAATAATGCCTACCGTCTGTCACGCCTGTTAGTGTATATTCAGGATTAGTAATGTCAGATAAATCAGCTAACAAAATAATAGCAACCAGATTGCCCTCTCCTACAACCTGAGCTTTTATATATGGGCCCCCGGCTGTTTCTGCCTGGTAAAGTTTGTATTTTGCAAGGTCAGCCTCGGTGTTAGCATCCCATCGAAGGGTTACTGATGCCGCCATTGCTGCTGTTGTTGCTAATATAAAAACAATTGATAAAAAAATAAGTTTAATCCCTTTCATATTTTCTCCTTCATTTAATCCCATTAAATATTAATCTTGTTTCAATTTCTCGTCCATTGAGTTGTGGGATTTGATTAAACCCACCATTACTTATAGTGTTTAATACCAATGGATATATATTGGCCCAAATTTTATCTATCCCTATATGTTCAATAAGACTTGATGTAAAAGCCCCTTGCCATATTCCATCTATGAAGGCATCTGCCGAATATTGATCATCCCGACATCCGGAAAACAATACATGATTTAATTCTAAAGCCCTTGTTCCAATTTTCTTTACAAATAATTCCTTTGATTCGCCCCGGAATTGAATATCTCTTGGAGGATTTAAAAAACGTGATTTATTTTTAACACTTCTTGACATGGTTCCAGAATGACAAGAATCACATATCATAGTTAGAAATGAACTTTCTGGAATATTTTCAAACATTGCCCCCAAAGTATCATCGGTAAGCGGAAAATCCCAATCATGATCGTACGGAATAAGAATTTCATCCATTCCATCATTTAATTCATCCCCGTTCCTGTCCCTGATTTGAGAACCATGCCCAGAATATTGAAATACCAATTCGCTGTTGGGATTATCAACCAGCCATTCCAAACGATCTATAATATTATTATGTATCGCCCGCTCATCTGTGAGCACCCTAATATTATCGGGGTCAAATTCGAATTGTTCAATTAAGATAGCCCTCAAATGTTCTACATCGTTGACACAGCCCTGAAGATCACAATTAAGGCTCGGATGATATTTATTTATCCCAACCAATAAAGCATATTTATCATTGTTCGGAATAGACCAACTTAGGCTCGGACTCGGCGATGGATCTGGATCTGGTTTAAAAAACCAATTGCATAATTTACACATAAAATCTCCCCTTTGGATATATAGGCCAGCCCTCTATTTATTTTTAAAGGACTGACCCATAATCCTATTTCAATCCTCTTTTAACTTCACTTCGGTGTTTACTATACCCAAAAGCGCCACCAAGCATTGCCGCCAAACCCGATACCCTGCATATCACGTCAGTGATAAGCTCCATTGATTGCGGAATTGCCTCGTTTAAAATTCCTATCTGTTCTGGCGAGATAACCCCAATTGCAAAAGCAAAACCGGCAAGGGCTACTAAAGCGCTTTCCCAAAATTCTGTCGATTTCCATCCTGGTTTACAATCCATTGTTTCTTCTCCTTATTTTTTAAAGATTTTTATTGCCATTATTAGCCATTCTAATGAGCCTTTGTATTTTTTGAACTTTTTAGATTTAGCAAATATTTCATCAATAATTTTACCAATTAAAAATGAAACTAATATTGTCGAAAACATGCTCACTATTTTCCTCTCCTAATTAACGCACAAGTTTCTTATATCTTGGGGTGGCCAAAGACAAACCATCCCTGAAGGCCAAAACAAACATGTCCATTGCTTCAAAATTATAATTATCCAGAAAAGACAGCTTCTCATCCTTTAAAACTATACCGATGAGATCTGTTGCCTCAGACATTAATAATGCCGTCTGCAAATTCTGACCATACCGATCATAAATATATGCATATGCATATTCTAACGCCGCCTTTTTTAGACTCTCATCTTTTTCAAGCAATAGAGCATCACAGTACTCAATAATTTTATCTATATCCTCTACCTTTTCAAAGCCCACGGCAATTCCGGCAATCTTGCCCGCCTTCTTAATCACAAGTGCCCCGGTATCAGTAGCAATATATTCATTTAAAACAGTGCAGCCGACAAATAAAAATACAACCGCCATTAAAATTGGCAAAAACCTTTTCATAACTCTTCTCCTTTTTTTATTTAATTAATATTTTTTTCTTTTCTTCCTCGGCAATAATTGCCCAAACAAAGTAACCCTCATTGATTGATATGCATCTATATAACACTCTGCTATAAGTATATCTTCCTCGTTCTTTTTATTAATCGCGCTGTCTTTCTTTTCCCGCCACCGTTCTATCATCCTGTCACAATATGCCTGAATAGCCTTTTCATTAAAGTCAATTATGTTTGGCTCTTCTTTAATTGTTTTATATTCAGGCATTTTATTCCTTATATTATATGTGCCTCTATATTTTTTCTTTCTTGTATTGTTAATTTTCCAAACCATTTCCTTGGATTTCCACAACAATATCCAGAACATAACTTCTGAGTTTTTCTATATGTCCCTAAAATAACTTCAACCGATGGCGAATATGTTTCGGGTCTTCTTACTTCTTCAGGAAATTTACCATGATAATTTTTAAATGTTTTTCGAGCTACCCTATTTGCTATCTGTAACCTATCATAATGCATTTTATTTTTCCCTGAGTCGAAAATCCGTCCGATTAAATTCTCCACGTATTGGATGAACCATCCAGGCGCATTGAATTGGAATAGACTTCCTCCCACACTTGTGATCAAAAGCATCTGTTCCGCTTGCGCTTCCTCCTATCCAGAAATACGGATGGGTCAAAGGGGCATGGAAGTGGCCTTGTATTACTCTATGAAATCTATTTTCGTCGGGGCCATTCAATCTCACCAATGCCTCACGGGCTGTTTTACGTTCTATCCCATAATAAGGAATTCCCATCCAGCCTTGTACTCCATGACCATGTGTTATAAGATATTTCCTTCCTGCCACCTGAACAACCTTAGTATGAGGTAAATGAATATTATATTCGATATTCTTTTGTTTACTTGAAACAAGTTTTGCAACATGGCCAACAACGTAATTATGAGAATTCAATCCCTCTTGTTTTGCCTGAGGTTTGTTAGTTAATCTGGAATGATTATCCGGAACAATAAATTCCATTCTTAAAGATTCAAAATGAGGAGCTAACATTGAAAGCATTTCGCCCTTAAACACCCCGCATTGAAACGCCTGCACCGGAGTTGGAAAGGCATTCGTTATTGATAACTCTCTATGGATGTCTCCGCTAATATTATCGCCGGTATCCAAAACAACGCATTCATTAATAGTATATCCTTCTCGTAATACCGAGACCCAACGAACAAAGTCATCACAGAGGTTTTTAATCCTCTCTTTCAGGATATCTGGGGAAAAAGAATTTGTGAATTCAATTTCATCTGGCTCCTGGATAGCCCCATAATGCCAATCCGTCCAATGCAGAACGGCTACGCAAGGAGTGCTAACCAACACTTCTTCTTTTGTCGGTTTATAAACCCTTGGAACCCTAGGAACCTTTAATGACAAGGCCGTCATGTCTAAATCCCGGAAATAGCCTTTAAGATCCCCATAATCGGTGGTCAGTGTTTTAACTTCTTTCTTTAATCCCTCTACTTGGCGACGCAAGGCCAGGATTTCTACATCTGGCTCCGCTTCTGTTTTTATATCACCAAGAGTTTTTATATCTTTAACCATTTATTTACTCCTTATTTTATAACTCATACCTTGCCATCGATATTGTCTCTCTGGCCATTTTAACCCCTCGTTTAGAAGACCAAACAGTTTCTTTTTGGCCAGTGGGCTTTGTATAAATAAATAGCCTCTCGTTAAATACAGGCAAACTTTTAATTTCTTTCCATTTACCAATGGTTATTTCAAATCTTCGCCTTAATTTTTCATCCTCAATATAATCATCTTTTATCTCATTATTGAGGAATGCCATTACCTGCCTAACAATATCAATCCCGCCAATAAATTCATCAGATTGAATAATATCCCTCCCAGAATGGCTTTTTTTAATTTTAACCGCCGTCTTTTCAATTTGACTCTTGGCTACTCCATTCTTTTTAAATCTATAATCCTCATCACCCGGAACAAGGTTTTTAAAAGTCCTTCGAACATAATCGTGCGTTTTTCCCGTCTCTCTTTTAACCATTTTAATAACTTGATCTCTTGTTTTTCCTTCATCAATCAACTTTTTTACTAATTGCCTTGTGTTCATAATTCCCCTCATTAAGGATTAATATTCACGGCATCCCAATTTTGCCGCGTCACCAATCTAAACTATCTGCATGTGCAATTATTTTTTTAATACGCTTCGTTCTCTTTTCTTTTTCTTTTGCCCTTCTTTTATCATCTAAAAAAATTATTTTTGTTAATTTTTTATTCATCACATCGATATCCTCGGAACCTTCCCTCCAATTTTTCTATAACCAACTATTCTATCCTGTTCCCAGATCTCTATATATCCGCTTCCTTTTGGTTTAGATTCTAATATTTCATTTCCTTTATCTTCGCTAACAATTGAGATTTGGGGGGTGGTTTGTAGGTTAGCCATTTCACTTTCTAATGCATATCGAATGTCATCAATATGATGATTGTCTTTATCCACCGGCTTCCCTGCATCATTCCCATCTCTTAATTTTGCCCACTGATATAATTCAACCTCATTTATTGTTTCTTGACATTGCCGATCAATAATTATTTCATGTTGCTGAAGAAATTGAACCCCGTGATTAACAGAATCTTTTCCTTTAGTTGCCCCATACGCCCTTATGCCACCATTTTGTAATTCTTTTATGGACTTTGGTTCTGCCGAATCGCAAATTACCAATTCTTTTTTAACAATAGGGCCAATTAAATCCGCAATCTGGGGATTAGTAAGCCCATATTCATGCTCCTCATGGAAGATATAAATTTTCTTCCTCATTCTATCATAATGCATTCTATTAAAGGCCATTGGGTCTGCACTATAACCAAAATCAAGACCGTTTTTAATATTTGTAAATTGATCCATCATATCTGATAAATCGGCAATCCTCCAGTTAGTAAGTATTACTCCGCCAAGTGTACCCCAATTTCCCAACGTATAAACATTATAAAAATATTCGACATTTTCATTTTCAAGTTCATAAATGTCTTCTTCTTCAAGAAATCTA